GCCATGGGGAATCGGCTCTGCAAAGTGAAGTACCCCGAATTGTCATAGTATAAACTCATTTGTCTTCTCCAACTTTTGGCAGCGGATACCAGGCAGTCACTTCAGGAACCCATGAGGTGAAACCCGATTTACCACACACAGAATCCGTCTCAGCGTCATACCAACCGCAGTAGTAGCCATTGAATGGTTGAAACAGGTACGCAACAAGATCACCGTCATTCGGACGCAATTCCTGTGGGTTCCACTTTTCTTCCACATGTGTTATTTCTGTGACTGTGAATTCATCGCTATTCGGCAAGTGTTTAATGATTTTCTCACCCATTTTCATGGTATTTGCGAAAAAAGAAAATCTTGGACCATCGCAAAAGTATAGTGGTTCGTTTTTATCCACAATGGCTTGAGATACTTCATCTTCAAACTTTTTGCGATACTTGCCACGCATAAATGGCGGTTCGTTTTTATCACTCATTTGCCTTATCCTTCAACTTATATTCCCAATTATTGAAACTGTTCTTTTTACGAAGCACAGTTTCAAACCATACATGCTCGTTCTTCCCATCATCACGAACACCGATCTTGATAGGATACCACGCAAAGTATTCATGCCACTGTCTTTGAAGTCTGCTTTTAGTCCATTCATCCACACCAAATGTAAATTTCATTTCGCCACCCATTCCTTTACTGTTCGTTCAACAAATTTACCATGACCATACTTCTCGTAGAGCGATCCCCACAGAGCGTCAGGTTGTGCCCAACCATCGAAGCGGTCTTTGGAATACTCATACCAATCATAGGATGCAGAAACAATATCAGAAATATCTTCCACAATCTTTTCCTCACCATACCTCATTTCCAGGACGATATTACCATCCACTTCACGAATATAGGTAAGACCATCCGACTTGTAGAAGCCACTCAAAGGAAGGTATGCAATACTCCCGTCAACGGTCTCAAGTTCAAACCTTATTCCAAGACGAGACAGCTCTTTAATTAAATCATTGATTTTCATGTGTACCTCGTTCCTTAATGATCTGCTTCAACTCAAACCAGTCCTCGACAGTCAATCGTATCGATGTGACTGGAATACCGTTGAGTGATGTGAATTTCTGGTCGTATTCTTTAACCAGTTTGTCGATGTGTTGTTTGTCAATCATTTCCTTCACCCCAATTTTCAGTGCCATACTTGACTCTTCGAACTTCTTTCAAAAGGTTAAGATACTTCTTTTCCAGTCGATCATAGGCAGTCTTCTCCACAAACAATCGATACCTTGTATTATAGAGAGGTGCAGCAGTACCCACGTCAAAACGATATACTTTCGGTTTCATTACCAAGCCTCTGCGTTAAAATACCACTTACCGTTCATTTCGAAAACATTCCAGGTGACTCTTCGGTTACCACAATCACATCTGCGTGATTCACCATCCCAACCAAGACAGACCTGATCAACATCATCACAGGTTTGTCCGATAAAAGTATCAACTCCACCTTGATCGATGATCACCTTGATTGCAGCTTCTGCTAATTCTTCACTATCATAACCAGTCATAAAATGCTCCTTTTCCAGTATCATACCACACCTTGCCTGAACAGATATTAAACATTATAAATACTCCACAGACCCCTATTTTACCCTCGGAGATCCCATGAAAGAAGAAATTAAAGACCTTGTGAACTATGTCATTGAAGCCATGAAGAACTATAGACAGGACCAAAGTGCCGAGACCTATAGATTATCACGAATCAACCAGGAAACCAACCCTGCGTCCGATGCCCCAGCCACAACCGCCAAAAAGTTCTCAAAAATCAACGCTGACTACAAGGAAGAGAAGCGTCTGGAACGTACCCCAAAAGGTCCACAAACCCGTAAGAAGCCAGTCGAAGAGGGTGCCCAAGTCCCAGCTGGTGCAGTGACTGGTCCAGCCCGTAAATCAACAGACCTGAAGGCAAAGCAAACCAAAGACCCTAGTGGCGCAATCAAGCCACTTGGAGACCGAAAAGTTGGCGACCCATTCTCAAAGGCAGATTGGAAGTCACGCAAAGCAGCCATGGACAAAGCAATTGACGGCTAATTATGGCGAACATCTTGACGATTAAACGTGCTGCAAAAAAGACCATCAGCGAAGAACTGCTGAAAGAGTACCTTACGGACGATCAACGTAAGAAGTACTCAAAATACGGAATGACATACAAAGCCCGTAAAGACACCGACCACTTCTTTGGTACTGGTGTTGATCTGAAGCGCGAAGAACTGAAGAATTTTGAAGGTGACAAGTCAGAAGTCCACAAGGCAGTCGAAAGACACCTTGGCAAAGAAATCACCCATGACGAATACAAGAAAGGTATAACCACCGACAAGTACCAAAGACCAGTACGAATCGGCAAAATGGTTAAAGACGAAAACCTTCGTAACGAGTTCGCCAAAGACAGCACCCGTGCAGGGTCACAAAAAAACAACGGTCACTATGTAACCGTGGTTCGTGGTGTCGAAGTCGCTGGTCAGACCAACTCTGCCCCAAACAAGGAACACCCAAGAGGACATTCCTGGGGGGAAATAAGCTGTAAAAATGCTGATACTGGATCAAACAGAGAATATCTGCCAAGAGAAATTGAGCACGGCACAACCGTAGTTCGTGTCCACGATCATAACGACAAAGAAATATATCGAGCGACACTGCAACCACACCATAACGATAAGGGTCATGTGGCATATGCCGTAGACTCTGAGTATGGTGTAAAGAATGACTCATTCACAAAACACGCACATGATGTTGCTAGTAGATTAAGTGGTGAACACAAGGGTGGTTCGGTGCTTTATAGCAAACATGAAGATGTATATGACGATAATGGTAAAGATACTATAGTACACCCATCATTAAGCAAAGATGATTTAATTAAGAATAAAGACACCCCAACATCTGTGATAAACCACTTTGCCGAAGATAAAAAATCAAATCCAAAAATTGCACACTCTTTGTTAGCACACCCAAATGCTGATTCACTTACTACAGTGATGTTGGCAAAACATAAAGATCCGAGTGTTGTTTCGGCAGCACTAAAACACCCAAAAGCAGACGATAATACGACACGACATGCTGCTAATAATGATAATCCTGATATCGTGAGACAAGCACTTGCGCACCCAAAGGCAGATTTCAAGACGGTACATCGAGTTGCTTGGGGTAGCAATGATGAATTGGCATCAGAAGCCATACACCACCCACTTGCAGACAACGATGCGATAAATTATGCAGCACAAAACAAAAATACACCAAAAGCTGCTATTTCTGCGCTGAACCACCCAAAGGCAGATAGAAGAACAGTTTATTATGGGGCAATGAATGAAAATCCAGATATTGCCATAGCTGCTCTAAAACATCCTAAAGTTGATAGTGAAGTTGTTGATCGAGCTGCACAACATAAAGATTCAAATGTAGTAATTGCTGCATTGAATCATCCGTTGTCTGACAGAAGAACTCCAATACGTGCGGTTTCACATAGAGATCCAAAAGTTGCAATGGCTGCTCTAAATCATAAAGAAGCTGGGACTATGGTAGTAAATGATGGACTTCAATATCAATCTGATGATAAAAAATTTGCTTTGGCTGCATTAGCTCATCCAATGTCAGACCACAGAACAACAGAGATTGGTGTGAAGAATTCCGATAAAGATGTTGCCATGGCTGCTCTAAAGCATAAAAATGCATATCATGAAACAACATATTGGGGTGCTAAACACGAGGACTCTGATGTAGCGATGGCTGCTATCAACCATCCAAGTGCAGGGGCTACCACATATCTTACAGCAAAATATCACCATGATCCTAAAGTCAGAAAGGCTGGTGAGATGAAGATGCGTGAAAATTTCAAAGATCACATACCAGACAAGAAATATGATATCAAAGAAGGAAAAACCATGAGCATTACAAAAACAGTAAAGAAGATTGCCAAGGCTTCTATCATGTCTAAAAAGAAAAGTATGCCAGCAAATCTTGGAAACAAGTCTTTTAACAAAGGCTGGGGAGACTGGATTGCTAAACAACACGCAGAACAGGGTTATGACCAGGATGCGATTAGATACGGCATGAAAGAAGAAACCATCGCTGAAGCTTCACCAAAACAAAAGCAAGAAGTGACCGTCAGTGGTCATAGTGATGGTAAGACCTTCACACCAGTTTTTGATATCAACAAAGTTCGCGTCACTGGTGATCTACCAACCAAGCGTGAAAAAGTTCGCGTGGTTGCTGGTGATACTGCCATGAAAAGCATGGAACTTCAGGCTAAGCAAAGAGCTGAAAAAGCATCTGGAACCAAGCTAAAAATTTCAGAGTCTAAGATCACATCCGAAGTCAAAGATGGTGTTATCCACATCAATGGTAAAGCTGTTGATCACTCTTCCATCGAAGTTGATGGTGTTGATCGTAAAGATTACCCAGATTTCTCAGATGCTTACATCACCCGTGCAGAGTTTCATGACGGAACAGAGCTATCAGATGATCATTTAGACCACCTGGCTGATAAGCACCCAGAAATTGTCAACGAAAAAGCTCACGAAGCATGGCATGACAAGATCAATGAGTCACCAGAACAGATCGATGAGTGGAAAAAGAAGTCCACATCTGGAAAACCAAAAGAAGACAAGAACGGTTCTTGCTGGAGTGGCTACACCCAATACGGCATGAAGATGAAAAACGGAAGATCAGTTCCAAATTGCGTAAAAGATAAGTAAAAACACCCTATATCATGTTCACAATCTATCTAGTTGAAGACCGAGTTGCTAAGAACAAAACGCTTGTTATATCTGACAAGCGTTTTTCTTCGTTTGTTGCCGATATTACGGACCGAAAAACAAAAAACATCGAAGAAATTCAATCATCACCAGACCTGGCGTACCTTCAAAGTCGCATCCCACACCTTCAAAAGACATATAAGATCGAAGACAAGGGCGTAAAAAACCCACACAAGATAAAAATGACTTCGGAAGACCGTAGAAGACTGAGAATGCGAAAAAAATCGCATGTTGTCGGTGAAGAAGGTCGAAAAAACATGTCAGCAGCCAAAACTGGAGAGAAAAATCCAATGTTTGGTCGAAAACAGAGTGCAAGATCCAACGCAATAAACCGCAGAAAGAGACTTGAACGCCTTGTGCAGCCACATGCTATGCCTCACAGACAGGAAAGCAAAGACAAATACAGAGAAAGTCGTAAAAAGTGGAAGCCAAATGTCGGCAAAAAGTGGGCTTACGATCCATACACATTGGAAGAGAAGTTTGTTGATTCTAAGAATCCACTTCCACCTGGCTGGATGTATGGTCGTTCACCGTCATTCAATGCGCAAATAAATAAACAAAACAATAGAGGATACTAAAATGAAAAAGTTTATGCAATTCTTAGAAGAAGCAAACCGTCAAGAAACCATCGATAAGTTGAAAGACCACTTGGCTTCTGGTAGTACAGCACACATCACATTCAAGAAAGCAGATGGTTCGGAAACAACTCGTCATGCAACTCTGAATCCAGAGCATATCAATCAAGCTGGTGGTGAAGGTGCTAAATCTGAAGGTGGTAAAGCGCAGTCTACAACTGCTATGAGGTTCTTCAGCATCGATGATAATGGCTGGAGATCATTCAACCATGATCGTTTGGTTGGCTGGAGACCACATCTAGGCGCAGTAACACACAAGCCGAAAGAGTAAGTCAATCAGCGTACTTAAAACCCCCACTATCCATAACAAGCTTTTTGATAGTAGAAGGTCTAACATAAGCCATTACCATACTATCTGGTAGTGGCTTAAATTCTTTGGCATACATCAAATGCCCATCAACAGGCTTTATAACACCATCTTCTTCGATCATGACGCAGCTGAATAGATGATTTCCGTTGTAGTCGTAGACGTTGCCAGAGAACTCGCCAGATAGGTCGGCATAGCGTTTCTTCTTGGTTTGGCACAGGAACATGATATAAAGACCCCACTCCCTGCCATGTGCTTCTATTTCCCATGGCAATTCTAGGTATCGCTCGTCAAACCAGTCCATAACATCCACTGGAAAATAATGTTTCTTCCAGGATATATTGTTCTTTCGCATGTTCTGTTTAAGCTCACCCTTGACATACTGCTTTACATGGATCATTTCGTGCCCGATGGTGAATATCAGCTTGATGATCGACAGGGTACTGTTTAGGGATACGGTGAACTCTCTTGGGGTTCGGGTGTCTACTGGGTCTTCCCAGTCCGTACAACCCTCACAATCAGCTGCTTCTAGGCTTGAGTCAAACGTAAAAAGCACTTCGACTTCATCGGAGTGCTGTCCTAGTAGATAATCACCGAGCCACGAGCCATACTCTCTAATGATCTTCTTTTGAAGTTTATTACCACCCCTAATCTTTAAGACCATTTTACGCCCCGTGATAGTTTGAAAACACCTCTTTGACTCTATTTAGATAATCTATGGTCTTTCTAACAAATACCTGGGGTTGGTTCTCACTCTCAACCGCTATGATAACCACAATCTGGGGAAACACAATACCCTTCATTTCATAGACACATTGGGCATAGGTGGCACACTGAATGAAGTAGTTCTCAATCCATTCCTCTTTCTTTGGCTTGTCTGAGCTTTTGTAGTCAAGGATCGAGTTAACACCATCAAATTGGCATAGCAAGTCAGCCCTACCAGCAGTCTTGAGTTTGTGGGAAGCCAGACAGGATTCCATATTATAGACCAAATCTAGGCTTGTGTCCAGTATTGGTTTGATCTGCTTGAATAGCGGTACGATGTTTGGCATGGCTGAAGCAACAACCATAGACATATTTGGCGAATTACCAACGTAATCCTCACATATCTTATGCATGGCTGTACCACGGCTGGCAGCTCGTCTGGATATGATTGCAGCCTCTTCTGGACCAACTTTCAATTTCCACTCGTCAAGCTTCTCTTTACCCAAGGTAGATAGGACTGTGGTGACAGAAGGATAGGTCTTTCCATCAACACAGTAGTGGCGCTTCCCATCAACTATTACTTGTGGGAAATCTGGGAAGTCAAATGGTTGGTGTTCAAAAGTCTTATACATTAAAAGGTGTTCACTGTGTTGTTTTTTCCAGATCTACCCTTAATGACTTTCAATATATCCCTGAAACCATCAGCTGGCTTTGGAGCATTACCAGAAACCAATGGTGGTGTAGAACCCTGGTGGTGTCGTATGATATGTGGGTTTTCCTCTAGATATGTATCCAGAGAAGACATGCTCATAAACTTTTCGAAAACTTCGTCAGTTTCCGTATTCTTAAACTCATAGGTTGGCATATCAGTTCCAGTCTATCGTATCATCATATTGGTATGTATATTCGGAGTGGGTTAAAAGAGAGTATGTGTTTTTTGAACGAAGTGCGTTCTTAACATACTTTTCTTCTTTTGCGTTTGGTTTGACCCTAACAAATTTTGGATCATCGATCCCTTGTTTGTTCTGATCGTTAAACGACCTCTGCTTTATTGTCATTTGGTTCATCCATTCTGATTCTACCGTACCAAGCTTTTGCAAACAGGGATTTTGGAAGACCCTTGTATGGAAGCTTGTTTGACTTGACAGCCAGAAGCAACTTAGCATCTTCTGGGTCAATACTTTCAAGGAGTCCGATGAATAGAGACTCTCTTTTTGTCTTTGAAAGGTTGTCGTTACCACCTTTCATGAATAGATACAAACGTCTGAACTCCGCTTGGAGTCTGTTTTGTTGGTCTGGATATGGATTTGGTGTGTATGGTGGATCACCTTCTGGCAGATCCCACGGAGCATTCTTGTCGAATGCCAGGTTGATTAGAGTACACAACTGCTCGGATCCATGTTGACGAAGAATCTGAATCTTATCTTCTTCGGTTTTTTGTTCTGCTGCTAATTTAAGTATTTCAGAAAAGCCCAATTTCATATTAAAACTCGCTTATGGTGTCCATTAGATTTCGTAAGTTGTAGGTCATGAAGTAGTCAAACAGCTTAGTTCTGTTCTTCTTTTCTAACCCATCATATGTATTTAGTATTTCATGCTTTAACCATTCTGGGATGAAGCTCAGGTCCACCATCCTCTGGTTTTCATACCACCTGGTGATGCTTTCTGAATCTTCCAAGAAGTCTTCTGGCTTATCGAACTTAACCCACTTCTCAAGCTTGACCTCGTGGATGGACTTTTGACGCTTGCCAACAACGAAGCTGTTTCTAGCGGAAAGGCAGTTAGGAACGCCATCTCCCTTGTCGCCACGGATGATATGCTCTTTCAAGAATTTCTCTGGGTAGCTTTCCCTGATGAACTTCTTTTTGACTGGATCGTACTGCTCAACATTCGGGTACACATGGAGTTGTCTGAAGTCCTTATCACCAGACAAGATCAACACCTTCTGCATACCAAGCTTTGAGAATCTTTCGTGGATTAGAACACCGATGATATCATCAGCTTCTGCTCTGTCCACCTGAACAACCTTGTATGGGAAAAAGATCTTCAGCTCTTCTCTCATCTTATTGAGCAATTTGAAAACCTCGTCCCAATTGATCTCCGACTTGTCTCGGTCTTTCTTTCGGTTAGCTTTGTAGTAAGGAAAGGCATCCCTACGCCAGCAGTTTTTATCATCGCAAGCAATGACCAGTTCACCATACTCACCCCTGAACTTCAGGTTCAAGGCACGTATGGTGTTGACAACCATGTGTCTAAAATGGTTCTCGTCAATGTCGATGTTAGTGTGATTACCAATCTGTGCCATTAGATTGGAGATCATCACTTGGTTAAGGTCCAGGATTATCATCGGGGGCTTCTTCACCTAATAGTCGTACTGATACCATTCCAGCATCAGAACTTTCAATAACAAAAATGCTATCTGACAATTCATGTAGCACATGTTTCTGGTTGTACATTCTGTAAACAACGCTGCGGATTGATTCAAGGACAAGTGCAATGTCCTTGAAGTATTGATCTGTTGCGTGTTCAAGGGTTAGTCCATCTTCAAGAAGCGCACCGATCAATAACCCAGTTACATCTGAAGCCAGTTCAGTTGCATAATCATCCATCTGTTGTTCGTTCATTGCTGGCAAACCAAGATTATCTGGTTTTACTGGCACCTTTTCGGATGGAAATCTAACTACGTTGTTCGTCATTTCAATACCTTTAGAAGAATCGTGTCTTCATTAATTCTACCGTTTAACTTACTCTCAGTAGTAGTTAGCGTACCTAAAAACTTCTTCAGCTGTGGTTTGGTACAACCCAACATTGCTTTCAGTGCTTCTTCGGGCTTTCTGAGCTTCTTGCCAGCAGAAAGATCTGGGTCAAAGTTCTTTATGGTTGTACCAGACACAGTGAGTGACTTACCGATCTCAGCCTGGTATCTACCAAGAACTCTCGTTGCCGTGTTGTATACCCACAGCGTGTCGGCTTTGACGATATCGTGTGGTGCGATGCTGACCAGCTTCAAGGTCTCATCAGACTTCTTGTACTTGAGCTTTGCCACAACCTGGACCGAAGACTTCTCTTTAACCTTGCGTGGCTTGACGGCTCTCAACACCTTCTTGTTATTCAGGTATCGATCACAATCATCGATGATAGACTTCACCGTGTCGCGGAGAACCTTCAGTTCTTTGGTGGTGAAGCACGAGTATCCCTCTGACAAAGTTTTGTCACCACCCAAAGCCCCATCAAGCTCAGCAAGAGTAGGGGTGTAACAAACCCCAACAATACGGACAACAGGAGCAGAAATATCATTTGCCCTGTAATAATCATAAGCAGAAAAAGGAACAGCTTTGCGAGTCTTGAGCACTTGGTCAATAATTTGATCAAACTCGTCAATGACCAGGTTTGCTTTGCTTTCGATTCTGTCTCTGATTGTTGTTGTTGGTATGTCACTCTCAACCTCTACGGTGTTTAATTTTGAAATGATTGCGGTATTGATCAGTGAGTGGAGGAACTTAACGTGATTGTCACACAACTCACCACCGTTGTTAAGGATCCTAGCAAGGCTAGGTGCGGTGATACCGAAGTAGTTGTCCGAGCAGTTCCTGACTCGCTGCAAGTCTTCCTTGCTGTAAAAAGGATTCGACTTCACGTAGTCAACGATATACTGCTTGGCAGTCTTCGCGTCATACATGTAGTTGTACCAAGACAGAGCTTTGGCAAGCTCTACCTTAGTTGGCTGACCGATGATAATCGGCTCAACACCAACATACATGCTTTCGATGGTTTTACCTTTCTTTTTCGGGGTCTTGGCTTTCATACGTTACTCTCAGATGGTGTATGTAAAGTAGTTAGCATTATCTTCAGGTGTGAATGGTTCTAGGTGTTCCATCGACTCAAGCAGAGCATTCCACTCACGTGATCGCTCTTGCCAGTTGTAGAAAGCATCAGCATACGCTTTCTGGGCGTGTTGGAACACCTCACCTCTGTTGATAGCATCTATGGTGTGTTTTAGCATACCATAAAAAACACCAGCGTGTACATTCTTATCCTCTATGTACTGATACATCTTGGTCAGACCAGCTCCCGTCTCGTACAAGGCACCTAGATTGGAGTGTACGCAGTGCATACCAGCAGACATGGCTTCCATAAGGACAAGGCACGAAGTCTCAATCCAGGTGCTTGGGTAAGCCAGAATATGCATATCCTTGAGTGCTTCTCGGACCACATCATTTGGCTGCGCCCCGTGATAGGTAATCTTCGGGTGTTCAATGCATCGATCAAACAGTGGTTGGAACGGAGCATCACGCTCACCCCAGCCATACAGGTTGAAGCTTGAGAACACATGTAAGTGAACATTGTCATGTTCTTCAGCAAGCCTCTCAAACACAGGAACCAGGATATCCAGACCGCGATGTGGGGTTGACCAGTAAGCTAGGTTGATAACCTCAGTAGGTTTTGGATAGTATGGAAGTGGTTCGATAGCATTCTTCATGACAATGCATCGATCCCATGGGATATCGTATGCGTTGATGTAGGCTTGCATCTGCCAGTTGGATACGAATACCAGCTTGTTGAACTTGTTCCAGCCACCATCAGCCAGGTGTTTGGATTCTGGGTCTTCTGGCAGATCGTGCAGCCAGAGGATACGAATCTTGTCATGCTTCAGTTCACGGACACGGGAACCGATTATCTGGAATCGGTCAAGCAGTGTGGGGTCGATACTGTCATAAAGACGTTTCATCATGAGTTCAGTACCACCCATGGCGTTCTTGTTTACTTCGTTGCGTTCCATTTTGGCTCCATATTATGCGTTTGAACTATTATAACACATAAATACAAATGATGCAACTAACCCAAAAAGGATAATTATGAGCCTAATAGCACTTCAAAAGAAAATCGGGGCAGAACCAGATGGTGTATTTGGTAAGGACACGCTGACAAAAGCGATGAAATACTACAAGCTAACACCAATCAGAACTGCACACTTTTTCGCACAAACATCACATGAAACAGGTGGCTTCAGATTGTTCTCCGAGAACCTGAACTACTCAGCCGAAGGACTGACACGCACCTTCGCAAAATACTTCCCGACCCTGGATCTAGCACAACAATATGCAAGACAACCAGAAAAGATTGCTAACCGAGTCTATGCTAATCGCATGGGCAACGGTGATGAAGCATCTGGTGATGGTTGGAAATTTAGGGGAAGAGGGGCGCTCCAGCTGACGGGAAAAAGCAATTATAAAAACTTTGCCACATATCTTGGTAAGCCAGAAATCATGGTAAACCCAGATCTTGTCGCAACCGAGTATGCATTCGAATCAGCAATGTTCTTCTTTGAGACAAACAACCTATGGCAGCTGTGTGACGCTGGCATTACTGATAAAGCAATTCTTGTCGTAACCAAGAAGATCAACGGTGGTACACACGGTCTGGAAGATCGTGAAGCCAAGACCAAAAACTACGCGAAACTATTAGGCGTATGAGACTTCCCTGGACCATCATAACAATCATATTGGCGATGATGCTCGTTTCATGTGAGGGTGAGAATCTCACTGCGATGGAAAAGCAACACAACCGATCTGGTAAGCCGATAGAAGTTACTGTATTCGAATACAAAGACTACAACGATGTGAACAGAGCACTCTATAAATTCCAGCGTGAGAACAACCAAGTGAAAAACAAAGATCCATCACTTGCTTGGTCTGCGTGGGATTTAGAAGAACCATACCAATGTCACATCCACATCAAACCGCCAGAGAAGATCGATGATGATGATGTAATGTCTTTGGGTCATGAAATGGCACATTGTCTGTACGGTTCATACCACAAATAAAAATAGAGCCAGCTTATGCTGGCTTTATTTTACTTCACTTTTTGTTTGCCTTTGGTTGCTGTAATTTTAGGAGCAACTTTGGATTTCTTGGAAGCTGGCTTTTTTGCAGCTGGCTTCTTTGCTTTTGCTTTTGACGTAAGAAGATAGTGCTCTTCAGCTACTCCCTCAACATCCTTTTCAACAACAGCAACTGGATTAGGTCTTTCATCACGAATGTCGTACTTTCTCAGACCTAACGATTTGTACACCCACTTGATAAACGACTTGAACATGGTTTCCTCACTATTAGAAATGCCCACCAGAGGATTCTAGTGGGCACCCCTATTTAGCACTCAGCGAAGATTAGTTCTTGCTTTTCTTGGCAGTGGTTGCGCCCTTCATCGAATACGAAACGGTTCCGTCATTCTTCTTGGTACGGGTAGAAACGATTCTGTTACCGACAGTTTCATTCAGGTCGGAAATGGTTGCGCGTGGGTTGGCAATGTTGAACTTATTGCGGATTTGTTCAACGGTGAAATTGCGACCACTTTGCAGGGCTTTCAGCAGTTTTGCGGATT